ATGCGTAAAGTAAAGCTGTAATAATAATCCCGACAAAGAAAATATATTTTAAGCCACCTAATATAATTAGTCCTATTATAATAGATAGCCAACCTTGATCATCATTCATGGCTGTAACTTCATAAGTTCTTGTAACTTGTTAAACCACAACAAACGAAACTCAAAATTATCTGCTCTAATCATAGCTTGTTCTAACCAACCTACACGATTCCAAAATAATTGCTCTGTCATAGGAAGTGAATTGTACTCCGTTATGGGTGAATACACCCCATCAAAAATATGAGTGTAATCGTAATTTTTACTCATTTATATTCCCCTTAAACTGTTTTTTATCTCAACTAATAAATTATTGCCTAATTCTGTAAAATCATTGTCTTTGATAAAAAGTTTGTCTATTTCCGTATCATCACAGAAATTTAAAAATAAATCAATTAAGCCACTTGCTTTTTTTTGTAACTCTTTGTCTGTCATCTTTCATCCTCCTTAACATTAATTACCAACTCAACAGTTCTATCAGACCACTCACCATTAACAGATTCATTCCACTGTTGTAGTAAAGGCACTAAATTTTTAAAACTTATGTCTGTGCCATCAAGACTAGCTAACAAACATCCTTTTTTTCTTTTACCATTAGTCCATCTTGTACCAATGTTATTCACTACGTATTTATCTATATGCATAACTTTCTCCTTTTTGTATTATATACTCCCAACTAATTAGATAGTCAAGATTTATTTTCTATTTCTTTCAACTCTTCAAAAGAAGTTTCAATACTATATTGTTTTTTCAAATCTAAAATCTTCTGTTCAACCTCATCTCTTGACATTGAATCAATTGTTCCAGTCAGTATTTCTTTCTTGTCAACATACAGCCCAGCTATCTGTCCACGCCTGGTCTCTGCAGCTACGGCAGCATTATAATTACCAGCAGAAGAAGCAGCATCTCTGATTCTTGCCAATGTAGACAACGAACGTTCCTGACTGCACTTGTACCTGTCAGCAATGGCTCTTCTTTCAGACTCAATTGCACCTGCAACCAATGGAAACTTTTCTGGATTTTGCAACTCTGCAGCTCTCACGACAGCAGAACCAGCTGCATATCCTGCTTCAATTGCACACTGTCTGCCTGTTTTCAAACCCTCAGAATGCACAAGTAAAAGAATAAACTTTCTCTGTTTTCCTGTTATTTTAGGATTGAATAAGTCGTCAGAAAAAGCTTGTGGTATTACAATTTCGTTATTTTCAGTCATAAATACTATTTCAATAGAGAATATTTCAAATAAATTACATATTTCACAGTAAAAAATCAAGTTTTACGGTTATTGTTGTAAATAAATTACATAAATTACATTTTAATTACATTGTAATATACTAAAAAAACTAAGTAAACTCTATAAATTACATAAATTACATAAATTACATACTTTAAAAATAAAAAAATATTTTTTAAAAAGTTTGAAATATCTCCTATGAGAACATCTTTGGATCTTCACGCACTAGTCGTAGCGCCTTATCCAATGCTTCTCTGCCGTCAGTAACTATTCGTTCCCATTCAATAGGGGTATAGGTTCTGTTAAATTTAGGGTTGAAGAACTCCACATGGAAGTTCGGGCATTTATTACACTTTTTTACTGTTCTTATTGGGCTGCTTGGTAGTGTTGTGTACATAGCGTTTTATCCTTTGTAACGGAAAAAGCACCACATTCTCGGGCAAATTTTTCTTAAAATAAATGGAGTCCATTATCTGCATATGTTTAATGCGTTCATATTGGTTGGTCCGTGATGCGAGGATCGTGTCTAACAAATCTCTCTGCTTTAATATCTCTTCGTGTTTCATACTATCCTTTCCTCTTTTAGAGTGCCTCGTACGGTGAAAACCTTAACAAGGCACTCTCTCGGGAGTGAAAAATGAAAAAAATATTTCTCGCCCCGAAGGATAGTCTAAATCTTATACTTACGCAACTAAAAAGGGACTTTGCCTTTACGTACTGTCGACACTGGGCTCGATGGGATAAATTTTGTAGTTTTTAAAGCCTTCATCTCCTTGTGCGTCAAGCGGCGGACCGTAGTAGATGGTAGGGTTGCCTGCGCCGTCGTCCCAATACTGGTGAAAGTGTTCATCATCCTTAACTTCGCCCTGCGAGTGACAAACTTTGCATTGTTCAATGTTTTGTTCTCCTTCCCAGTTTAGCCTTAGATATCCATTCCCTTTGCAATTGAAACATATCATGTTCTTCTCCTTCTCCATCTACTACAGTGCCACCTACATTCTTCGTAGTAAGATAATAAATGTCACCATATCGTTTTCTAATTATATTTTCAATTTTATGTAGCCTGATACGAACCAAGTATTCGTCCTTGGTCCGTGGATCACGCTTCGCCTTTTTATTTAATTTAAACATTTCATTTGTTAAACGTTGTATCAAACTAAGTTTTGGCATCAATCTTTCTCTTCTTTGCTTCTTGCTTTACTAAATATGTTATCTGCATACCTGCCGACCGATCATCTAACTCAGCAATCTTTTTTAATAATTTATAGGTGTCAATTGCCACTGCCACCGACTTGAATTTCTTGATATCCATCTTCATCCTTTTCTGGTTCTTCATTGTACTTGTGATCTAATAATTCAACGTCACCAAGATCAATGGAAGGTTGATGTGGTGAGTGAGCCGTGGGTGGTGTAAATTTTCTACCGCAATTTCTTGCCATTTCCGACCAGGTTTTAGCATATTCCTCGTAATGGAAAGACATAATATCATCGCCCAATCTTTTAGCATCACTAGCACGCATAATATTAATCTTGGCTCTAGCTAATCTATTACCAAGCTTGAAGCCTTCTTTAAATACAGCTTCGTAATCTTTTTTTAATACAGTCATTACTTTCTCCTTCTTAGTGTGAGTAGGGGGATTCTTTGACTACCCCCAACCTTTTCCCGACAAATCAACCTATAAAAGTTAACGAGTACTTCAG